CATCACCACCTTCTTTAGTTAAAATTATATTATTATCTATAGATGATTTTGTACCATATCGTTCATAACCTTCTTGATGTAACGCAATATTTAGATTTTTCATTTTTTTATCTTTATTATCTGGTTCATCACCTAATTTACCCATTGCAACACCTTCTTCTACACCAACTTCAGCTGGTGTATCACCTAATGTTGTGGCAATATCTGCATTAGCTCCATACATAATTGAAACTGCCATTGCACTTGGAAGTGTTGCTTGAACATTTTGTCTTTTCACTATACTATTGTGTTGCCAAACTGGAAAAAAGAATACCCCGTTGTTTGTTACTTCATCAGTTGTTTTATTATAAATACTTTTTGTAGTTGGTAGTGGGTTAGTTGTACCACTTATTACTTCACCTTCTTCTGGTAATTTCTCTGATATTGAGGTATCAATTATTTTAGTTCTATATGGTTCATAGTCATCATTTCGTAACTCAAATTTCCAAAAACTTATATCTTGATTTAAAAGTGAAAATAATGACTCAAGAGCTTCTCTGACGTTGACAGTCTCTACACCACCTTCATTGACACCAAACGCTTCTTTTATTACTTTTGTATTAATTAACATATTTCTCATAAAACCGTGTTTACCTGCTACTGGTGCAAAAATATCTTCTTTTTCTCCAGTTTTTACTTCTTCAAATTTCCCAGTACCAACCATTTTGTTATCATCTTTTGTAAACCAACTCCCTCTATCTAATTTCATTATTTCAACAAATTTAGTTACGTCACGTTCACCTACTTTTACTACATCATCTCCTGCTGTAAATTTTTTAAAGTTTTCATTAACCATTTTAGATAATTTTTGTATATAATCTGAATCACCTTTTATTCTTGTATCTAAACCTTCAATTTTTGGTCTTACAAGAGGTGTAAACTGACCTGGAAGTATATATCTTTTTGTATCAACTGTTTCTAAAAATTGACTATTTCGTATACGAGTTGATTCATACTGTTCTGTTTGTTTACCACTTGTATCTTCCACTCTATTTACTGACCTGAACTCTGCAGTTGGTGTGTCTGAATTAGACACTTGTGATAAAAATTTAGATAACATATTATCTTCAAACCAACCCCACCGTACCCATGCGTTGTTAATTACGGTATCTATTTTTAGGGATTCAAAATTAACAAATTTATTACTATAATCTTTTTTACCAGTTGATACTACTCCATGCTCTACTATAAATTGATTTGGAGATGTACTAAGATTGAAATTAGTTGGATATGACTTAACACCTGTAGCTTCAGCACTTTCTGGTGGTAATTCTAAATAATTTGTAACTCTATCCTGTTTATAACCTTTTTTAACTTTATTTGTTTTTTTATCAATTACTTTATCAACTAAATAATTATCAATATTTTCTATCAATACTTTTAATGTGATGTTAACGTCAGCTTTTATTAATTTATCAACATTATCTTGTTTTGATTTTTCTTCAATTTCATCATCAGTAAGATTACTTGATAAATCCCACCTTACTGCTGTTGCAGCTGACTCTTTGGCTGGCATTGGGTTATCTATAATGTTTACACCCATACTGGAAAGAGTTGTTGTACAATCAAAAGCACCATCATCTCTTGTGTTGAACTCAAAATTTTTAACGATTCCAATCATCATATCAAAGTCACCATTAGAATCTATAACTGTATTTTTATAATCAGTATAAGCGTCTCTTTTTATATTATTTTTTGTATCAATAAATGTCGGTAAATTCACTAAACTATTTTTATCATAAACCCAACCCCATTCTAACATAACAGTTTTACCTACTGATAAAAAGTGTGGCATTAATCTATTAATATCTTCAAAACTCCAACAAGTCCAACTTACAGTTGCTTGTCTTAATGCTCGACTTCCTCCTTGAAACGAGACATCAATTGATTTAACACCCGGCATCGGTCTTTTTAAATTATTTGTATTTTCTCCACGAGGACCGTATATCTCATCATATCCACCTGCAATACTTAAATCATCTTTTAATTCACCACCCATCAGAATAACTGGGTTTTCTAATCCTGAAGCCATTCGTATAAACGTTGAACGTACAGCTAACTGATTATGTGTTAACCCACCTACACTAGCAGTTTTATTCGGTGCATTACCTTCTCTACTTAGTATTTTCATTTTTTGAAATAATCGCTTTTGTATTTTTTTAGCGATTGGATTTAAACTAATCATATTTTAACCAGTTTTGTTTAATTGTCTAAACTTCTCTATTATATTTGTTATGTTTGCAGGGATTCTTAAAACTTCACCAGCACTTAACGCTGGTTTACCTCTTAGACCATTTGCTTTAGCTATAATCCACCAAAGAGTTGTATCACCATAGTATTTATGAGCTAAACTATCTAATCTATCACCGTCAATTGCGTAAATAAACGAGTCTTCATTTTCAATTGGTATTTCAGGATAATATGTTGTACTGTATACTCGTATACCTGATTTATCTAATTTTTGTCTTGTTGTGGCGTATCGTTTCATTTTAATTATCCTCCAGGTAATCCAACTTTATCTAATATATCGCCTGTTACTTTTAACGCTGCTGTCGAATCACCTCCAAGAAGTCCACCGAGTGTATCACCAAATAATGTATCAAGTGCTCCTTGATATTCTTCTTCTGCTATCCAAGGGCCTTCAAAATGTTTTTGTGTAGTGCTTGGTAATCTATCACCAATATAAACAAATGTACAGTTTGCTTGAATGTATTTAGGTAGTTTAGCAAACGTTGTTTCCCAAGTACTACTATCCATTACAGTATAGGTTAATCCAGATATGTAACCTGATGTATTATCGTACATTTGACCAAGTGTTAACTTACAAAAAGGAGCTACCATACCTTGTCCACCACCAGCAGCTGCTGCCCAAGTTGGGTAAGTTAAACCTGCAAGATAATTCATTTTTTCCCATAACACAAGTAATTCTTCATCTGATTTTGGATATACATCAAAAGTAAAACTTATCTCACGTGTAGTACCATTGTAAACATAAACATTATCTGGTCTACCGACATATCGTTCTGATGAATACTCTGGTGTAAACGTATCTGTTATACCACTTAGTAAAGCTCTAAACACGATACTTTTATCATTATTCACGTCATAAAATTTAAATGGTATAAAATCTAAATCTTTGTAACTTCTACCTTTGATTTTATCAGAACCATATGGAATCAAATTAACTAAGTCTTTACCAACATCTGCAAAAACTTTATTATCACCAAGAACTACACCTTTTATTTTACTAATATCACCATCAGTAATACCCATCACAGTATTGAATGCGTCTACTTTTGCTTCAAATTTCTTAGCCTTATTTCTTAACTCACTCTCAGGGTCAAATTTTTCTAATAATCTATCACCAATTTGATTAACAATATCTAAACCAACACCTGTAAGATTTCTTGTAACTTTGTCTGCAGCTGTCGTTGCTTTGGCTATAAGAGTTTCAGAAATTGTACTTGCTATAGTTTGTGCAACTCCAAAACCAAGTGTTAAACTATCGTCACGAGCAAGTATATCAATTTTTCCTCTACCTGGTGTATTACTTGCTAATGATTGAATATCATATTTTCTTGGGTTTTCATCTAATAAATCAAGTCTTTTTGTTAATCCAAATTTAACATCAGTTCTAAATTTTTGAGCATTACCTCTCATAAAGTCACGCTGTTTACTTAAAAATAAATCTCCAGCTGGTGACATTAAGAATTTATCTAATCTTGTGAAACTACCAAATTTTACGTTATCATTATCTGAAAGTTTAGTATTATGTCTATCATAGAAATCATTTGAACTAACATTATCCCAATTATCACCTATGTTTCGAACAACAAAAGGTTGTTCAGTTTTAAACTTTGAACTTTTACGAATACCTAATTGAGTGTTTGTATTCACTTGAGAATAATATTTTGCTAAAGGATATCCAGATATTTCTCTTTGACCTGCAATTGGTTTTGAAAATTGTATTGTGGCAGTTTTATTATGTAAAATTTCAATCGGTGATGGTGTTTTTGTAGAATCTACTATATTGTTTACATAGTTTTTAGTTATAGTGAAGTCTGGACCTTCTTCTTTATCAGGCGTTGGATTTGGTGTTTTTATATTTGCTAAATTTGATTTTAAATCTACTAATCCCATTGTTATTCTCTATTAATCAGTTGGAAATAAGGATAAAAGACCTTTTGATGCAGCAGCTCCTTTTCCTGTATTGTCTGCTGTTGTCGTAGTCTGTTGATGTATTGCGTTCAATACTTCTATTTGACTTCCCATATTTTGACTAATTACACCTGATGGTCCAGCTGAAGTTCTATTTCGTACTAATCTTGATAATTCTTCAACATTTACTCCAACACTTTCTGCTAATGCTTTTCTTTGTATAACATTCATTTTATTGAATTCAGACTCACCACCGACTTGTTTCAATACTTCTTTTAACATTCCTTCTTGGTCACCAGTTATTGCTAATTGACGAGCTCTATCAAGATTTATTTGTCTACCAAGTAATAATGAGGCTTCTAATTGTTTTTCTATTGATTGTTCAAAATCAAGTAAATTATTTGATATATTTGCAACAGCACTCATACTCAACCCAAGTTTTCTAGCTTGAATTCCTGCTCTTATTAAATTATCACCACCATCTCTAGCGTATTGAGCAAAAAACAATGCATTGTCAGCTATATCTTTAAACACTGCACCTGGTGCTACACCAGCTTGTTTTATTAAGGCAGAAGTAATCTTTGCCTGATTTAATAAAGTCTCTCTACTTGAATCACTTATAGCTTCTTGTAATGCAATCACTCTTGCAGTTTCACTAGCTGTTGCACCTGTGAATAATTGTGCTTTTGCTAAATTTAGTACAAACTTATTTGTTGCTTGGTCAATACCTCCAAAATTTTCTCTTATGGCGTTGAATGAATTTTTAATATCGTCAGCTTCTAATCCAAATAGTTTACCTTGTAACGCTAAGAGTTTAAATCTACCCTCTAATATTACTGCTTGAGCGGCTGATACTCCTAAATCTTTTCGAGTTTGAGCAAGCACTTTATTTAGTTTTGCAAAAGACAGAACTATCGCTGCAATGATACCAGCAATAAATACATATGGATTAGCTTTAGCCACTAAATTAAACAATCTACCTGCTGCAATTAACTTTTTAAATCCAGCCAATCGCTGTTTAACATTTCCAACCAAATCTTTAGCCAAATTTAAAGCTTGAACATCTAATTTATCACTTTTAACTTTTTCTTTTTTTGTTTTTTCATTATAATCAGCCGCTTTTTGAGCTGCTACTAAAGACAGACTCTCAACTTTAAATATTTTATTAACTTTTTGGTCTATCTTATCATACGTATCAAGTTGGTTTTTTAGTTCTTGACCTATATCACGTAAATCATCACGTGTACCCCATTTTTCTGCTTGAAATCCTTTACCTTTGGGCATCTTACTTTATACCTGCTTTTTTCCACAAATCTTTTTTGTATTTTTCTCTTTTTGATGGAGACATAGATTTTAGATGTTTTTCCATATCACCAGCTAATTTCCAAGCTCGATTTAATAATTCACCTGCTTTTGGGTCTTTTTTACCCATATCTTTAGCAACTTGTTTTCCGGCCTGGGTTGCGATTCTACCAAACATTTTATCGAGAAAACCTTCAATAAGTTCTGGTGTTAATTTTTTGTATTTTGCCATTTGAATCTCCGTATTGAATATAATGAGTCAATAATAAATATCAATAAAGCATAAATTTATCTATTACTAGGTTTGTTCTGCTTATTTAATTCTTTTTTGAGTTCTTCTGCTTCGTTTTTATAAAAAGTTTCTAATCTCTTTAAATAAAAAGTGCGAAGATACACTGGTAGGTTGTAGGCTTCATCAAATGTGAACCCACCTTTTGAGTTTAGTATTATTTGAAATATTTCTTCGTGTATTTGAAGTTTATACTCCGGCGGTAGGCCAAAAAAATCGTAAGGTTATAGGAACCTCGACCACCGTTTCCTCTCCGGCTTCATTAACTATTGTTGTCTTCATTTCAACATCAGGTGTAATTTTGCCTAAATACTCTCTGAAAACTAACGAATCTCTTGATAGAAATTCATTATCAACAAAATTATTTATATGAGCTTTTTCTCGTTTTCCATCGACTGCTAAAATCATTAATTTTAAACGAGTTGTTAATTCACCCACATAATCTTTAGAAACTTTTGTTCTTGCTTTTAATTCAGATTCAATTTGTTTTTCATCATTTCCATCTAATAACTTAAAAGTAATAACTCTTTTACTATTTGGTAATTCAAATTCAAATTCATTAGTGCCTTTTGGAAACTTAGAAAAATCTATTTTTACTGGTTCAAGTTCTGATAAATCTACTGAGTGTTCTTTACCATCATAAGTAAATTTATAATCTTTACCATAACCAAGTATTCTTGATGCTACCATTATGGCATTCTTATCACCAACTAACATATCATCAAGATTAATTGATTTATCTACAACCAAAGACTCTAATAATTTATCAATTACCGTACCTTGTTGTATTAGATTTTGAGAAGTAAGAATATCTTCTTCCTTTGCGGTCATATATTTTATCTCTACTTTTCCACTTGATAGTGGATGACCTTCAAAGTAGAAATACCCTTTAGATGGTAACTCTACCATCTCAGTAGGGAATTTGTATTCAGCCATAAATGACTCCTTTGTGATTAAATTTTAATAACCAATTATAAATATAACTGTTTTGTTCGTAATAACAAATTATTTTGACGGTGTGATTTTGTCCTTAATTGGTTTCAAAACCATATCAAAAATAATGTCATCGTATTTTGTTGGGGTAAGTTTAACAATTTTCTCTACAGCGTAAAGTACTGCTAAAACATATTCCCAATTTGCTGCTATCCATTCACTCATTTTAAACTCCTATTAGAATTGTAGTATTGCGTAATCGTATTTAAGTGTTAATGTTATTTCTGCTGGTTCACTTGAGGAATAATCCATTGGACCGAAGTCTGCAGTTTCAATGTATGTACCGACTAACTTCCATTCCTCAACTATATCTCCAACTGGTCCTAACATATTAAACGTAACATCTTTTTTATAAAAATCTGAATATCCGTCTTTACCTGTTACTGATTCGTGACCTAAACGAACCCATTCCATAACTGACTGAGCAGCCGAAGGAACAACTGGGTCATATAAAGTAATATCAATTGGCTGCCATGCCCCTTTACCTTTGATATATCTTTTCACATTAATATGGTCTAAGACAATCTCCTCAAACTGAATTTGAGGTCTGTTTGCTGTTTTAATCAAATAAGCTGGTACACCTTCAATATACATAATAAACCGATTTTGTGTTTTCGGCTCAAATGGTGTAAACATTATTTCATTAGGGTCTATTGTAGCCATTCTTTAATCTCCTAAAAAAGTCTTTTATTCGTACTCATAAATAAATATCAATTAATCGAATTTTCATTAAAAAAAGAAAAGCCCCAATCGAAATCGAGGCTTTTCATATACATCACATTTATTTTATAAGTTAGACTTACTCAGGGAATGTAGCTCCTGTTGGTTGAACAACAAAGTCTAATACGATAAACTCTGCCGTTCTAGTAGGTTGTATAAAGATTTGACCTACTAATTGATTTCTATCAACAACATCTGGTGTGTTGTTTGAATCATCCATCACAACTCTAAATGCACTTAAACCACTGTTTTGTTGAACTTGATTTAAGTAAGGATTCACAATATTTAAGAAACGATTTCTAGTTGCTTGTGAATTTTGTTCAAACACTAAGAATCTTGAAGTACTTGCAATAAACTTTCTTAATGCAATTAACAATCTTCTTACGTTGATTCTATCAAGAGCTGATGGTTTAGATTGTAGTGTTTTTTGTCCAAACACAACTACACCTTGACCAGGGAATGAAGCTATTGGATTGATACGATTTTCGTATAAATCATCACGTTCAGCATGAGTCAAACGTGTTTTTGCTTCTGTAACGGTTGTTAAACCACCTCTGTTTAGACCTGCTGGTGCAAACCATTCGTGAGCTACACTATCTGTATTGGCAATAACACCTGGAATCACTACTGATGGTGGTACCCAAACTGGTCTGTCTGTACCTGAATCAATAACTTTTACCCAAGGATAATATGTTGCTGCATAATTCGTATCAAGTGTTTTGATTGCACTCTTCATAGTATCAATACTATCTCCATATGCTGTTGCATCCATAATATATAGAGCATCTGCTCGTGATTCAACTTTTGATATTGCGTAATTTGTTACTGCTGAGTGTAATCCGTGAATAACACCTGGTGTAACTAATAGATTAATATCAAACTCATCAGGGTTACTAATTGTATTGATTGCTCGTTTATACTCTACAGTACCGTTTGATGTAGAAGTTGATAAGTCAAACCCTTGTGTATTTGTACCATCAGATGATATATTTGGTCCTGTATTAACAGGTGAAGCTGGGTTAACTCCATCAAATCCCCATTGCATTGGAACTGTAAACTTTCTCTGTGCAATGTTTGATAAAGCTAGAGTGACTTTTTCAGTAGCATCTGAGAATGTTGAACCTAATGTACTTGCGTCTGCATGTCCAAAGAAATTTTCAATAGACATTGTAACGTTATTACCTGAAGCTCCTGCGTTTGGAATTGGACCTAAGTACTCTCTACTATCAACACTACTGAAATCAAACCCATAAAATAGTCCACTATCAAAGTTACCATTATTATCAACTTGTAATCTATTGAAAGATGCTGAAGGTATATTTGTACTACCTGGTACTGTATTGTATACAGCTGAGTGTCCCATTGGAACTACATTCTTAGGATATTTAAATACTCCGTCTTCTTCCATTCTACCATAATCACCAACACGAATATATTTACTCAAGTTTGGATAATCACCGTAGTATGTTAATTTACCATTTGAATCTGATTCAACATATCTATCACCAATTACCTTAGCAAAATAATTTCTTGATTCTGGGTCAAGTGTTAATGAATTAAATTGTTGTAATATGTCATTATCATTTGTTCCATTTGGGTCATATACTCTTACTTGTAGTGAAAATGTACCGTAATCTGAACCTGCAACATCATCAGCATCTTTAACATTTAAGATGTTTATTCTGAAGCTTGTGTTCATATCTGTACCGTGTGAACGAGTATAAACTCTGAACAACTCATATCTTGTACCGTTGATTAATTGTGATTGTAGATATGGTGTTCTAGCTGATTGAAAAGCTTTATTACCAGTCCAAGTACTTAATGTATCATCTTGTCCTTTTGTATTTACAGTATTCACACCACCTGTAAAATCAAGTCCGTTTGCAGTATTGATAACACCTATAGTAGGATTGTTATAACCGTGAAATCCGAATATTGCATGTGATGCTTCTTTAAATACTTTGTACACATAAACAGATGAATCATTTGCACCTGCTTTTTCAGATTGCGCATCTGAACTGATAACTTTATCTATAAAGTTTGCACTACTTGTACTGAATGATAGTGTGTATGATTCACGAGAAACATCAGTACCTTGAACATTTAAGGTAAATGCACTCCAACTACCTGTAACTGAAGATTGTGATAAATCACCAGTGCCATTTGTTGCTCCTCGTGAAGGTGCTAATATTGCTAATGATGATGTTGCTATAGAACCCGAACTAGCTACAAGTTGTATACTATCAGCTTGATATCCGTTTAATCCTAATACTCTTACTATCGTAACAACACCAGCACTTCTTAAATATTGTTCTGCTGTATGTGGTACATAAAATCTTGTGTCTGTTCCTCCAAATATTTCTTCAAATTCTTGAAATGAAGTTACTTGTGTTGGAGTGAACGCTGGTCCTTTTTTAGTTGGACCAATAATTGCTGCACCAATTTCACCTATTGCTTGAGGTAAAAATGATAAATCTCTTTCTCGTGTAAAAACACCAGGTGAGACAATTCGTTCTGCCATATGTATTCTCCTAAAATCTTATATTTTTAAATGTAAGCAAATTTACTATACTACTATAAGTATAAAGTAACTTTACCAAAATAAAGATTTAAGACTATTTTTTTAAATTAATTGTTTAAGTGTTTGGTGTAACTGGTGTAAAAACGCCTGTTGTAGGGTCAAGTTGACCAGGACCATATTTTTCATTCAGAGTTTTAACTAAATTACTTTCTTCTTGCTGTATTGCTTCATATTCTTTTTCAAGTTTTTCTGTAGTTTTTTCAAGAGCTTCACCTCTTTGATTATGAAGCACTCTTTGAACTGCAAGTTGTCCTAATTCAGCCTGTTTTGTTTGATACTTTTCTTGTAACTCCTGTAATGATTTTAATTCATCATCTGTGAATTTCGTTTCATCAGCCATAACTATAGTCTCCTATTTTGTATAGTTTTGTGTTTAAATAAATATAACCTAATTTTATAAAATAAACTTTTTTTTATACTTCAATAACTTTATATAAACGACTTGTTGAGTCGGCACTTTGTAGTTCATCTTTTTTACTATTGGCATCACCTTCACTAGCAAATTCCCATACTTGGTCTGAGCTACCACTTAATTTTGCTACCCAAATTGTATTTCTTTCAACCCACCAGGGGTCATCAAAAGTATTACCGTCTCTATCAACACTTGAAGTTGGTGCTGGTGTCATTTGTTTGACTACTCTATAAGCCATTGTTTTCTCCGTTTAATATAAATATAATCATTGTAATTATTAATCTTTTTCTAA